TTATTCTTTATATTCTGGGAAGCTTGTAAAGCAGACACAAGATGCTATGGAATGTGTTACCTTAAAAATCGTAGATCAGGATTCTCTTTTATGGCCTCAGGAGAGGTTGTAAATTTAGCTACATTGGCTAGTGATTCTAGATATGGAATATTATCTAAAACTGGACCAGATGCTAAAAAGATGTTTACCGACAAGGTTGTACCAATATCGGTTAATTATCCATTCTTTTTTAAACCGATCCAAGATGGTATGGATCGACCTAAAACAGAATTAGCATATAGAGTACCAGCTTCTAAATTTACTAGAAGAAAGATTGAAATGGGTACTGTTAATGCCGAATTACAAGGATTAGATACCACTATTGACTGGAAGAATACTGGTGATAATAGTTATGATGGTGAAAAATTAAAACTATTAGTGCATGATGAATCAGGAAAATGGGAGAGACCAAACAATATTTTAAATAACTGGAGAGTTACAAAAACAACATTAAGACTTGGTAGTAAAATTATTGGTAAATGCATGATGGGATCCACTTCAAACGCATTAGACAAAGGAGGTAGAAACTTTAAAAAATTATATGATAACTCAGATGTTACAAAAAGAAACGCCAACGGACAGACTAGCTCAGGATTATATAGTTTGTTCGTACCTATGGAATGGAACTACGAAGGATACATTGATGCTTATGGCATACCTGTCTTCGAAACACCAAAGAAAAAAACATATGGACCTCATGGAGCGTTAATAAATTTAGGTGTTATAAAATATTGGGAAAATGAAGTAGAAGGATTAAAACATGATCAAGATGGTTTAAACGAATTTTATAGACAATTCCCCAGAACTACTAAACATGCTTTTAGAGATGAAGCTACAGCTTCGTTATTTAATTTAACTAAAATTTATGAGCAAATTGATTACAATGAAGATTTAAGAAACTCCAATGTAGTAACTCAAGGTAATTTTCAATGGGAACAAGGTATAAAAGATACTCATGTTATATTTATGCCTAATACTAATGGTAGATTTAGAATTTCATGGATTCCTAATTTATCAGTACAAAATAGAGTAATCAATAAAAATGGAATTAACTATCCTGGAAATGAACACATGGGGGCTTTTGGATGTGATAGTTACGATATATCTGGTACTGTAGATGGAAAAGGATCTAATGGTGCTTTACATGGTTTAACTAAATTCTCTATGGAAGAAGCTCCTTCTAATAGTTTTTTCTTAGAATATATAGCTAGACCACAAACAGCTGAGATATTTTTTGAAGATGTATTAATGGCTTGCGTGTTTTATGGAATGCCAATATTATGTGAAAACAATAAACCTAGACTTTTATATCATTTTAAAAGAAGAGGTTATAGAGGATTTGCGATGAATCGCCCAGATAAAATTTATAGTAAACTTTCAGTTACAGAAAGAGAAATAGGTGGTATACCTAATTCAAGTGAAGATATTAAGCAAGCTCATGCTGCAGCTATAGAAACCTATATAGAAGAATATGTTGGGTTTTTAGGAGATGGACATGGGGATATGTATTTTCAACAAACACTTGAAGATTGGGCTACTTTTGATATAAATAATCGAACAAAATACGATGCTTCAATAAGCTCGGGACTTGCTATAATGGCTTGTAATAAAAATAAATATAGACCAGTAAATGAAATAATTAGAGAAAAAGTTTCTTTAGATTTCTCGAAATATGACAATAAAGGTCATTTTTCAAAAATAATAAAATAGATGATTCAAACTAATTTTAACAGTAGTTTCCCAAGTCAGGTAGTACCTGATGCAGAGAAATCCAGTTGGGAATACGGTACTCAAGTAGGTAGAGCTATAGAAGGTGAGTGGTGGAGAAATAATAGAGGGGGTGATAGATTTATATCTAATTATCAACAATACCATAACTATAGATTATATGCTAGAGGAGAACAATCTATTCAAAAATATAAAGATGAATTATCTATAAACGGTGATTTATCTTACCTTAATTTGGATTGGAAACCTGTTCCAATTATACCTAAATTTGTAGATATAGTTGTAAACGGTTTAGCAACAAGGGATTATGATATAAAATCTTATGCACAAGATCCAGAATCTCAAAAGAAAAGAACAAAATACGCAGAAACCTTATTAAGAGATATTCAAGCTAAAAGATTTCTTACTTTAACTCAAGAACAATTAGGATTAAATTTATGGAGCACTGATACTCCAGAAAATTTACCAGAAAATAAAGAGGAATTAGGTTTACATATGCAGTTAAGCTATAAACAATCAATTGAAATAGCTGAAGAAGAAGCAATTTCAAATGTATTTGCTGCTAATAAATACCATGAAACTAGAAAAAGATTATTAAGAGATTTAGTAGTATTAGGAATAGGATGTGTTAAAACTAATTTTAATAAAGCTAATGGAATAACCGTTGATTACGTAGATCCTGCTTCTTTGGTTTATTCTTATACAGAAGACCCTAATTTTGAAGATATATATTACGTAGGAGAAGTTAAATCAGTTCATATATCAGAGTTAAAAAAAGAATTTCCCAATCTTACTGAGGAACAATTAGAAGAAATACAAAAATTTCCAGGTACTCAAAACTATTTAAGAAACTGGGAAACATCACCAGATGTGGTTCAAGTTTTATATTTTGAATATAAAACCTATACCAATCAAATTTATAAAATTAAAAAAACAGCTGAAGGTTTAGAAAAAGCTTTAATAAAACCAGATACTTTTAATCCACCAGAAAATGATAATTTTGAAAAAGTTGGAAGATCTATAGAAGTACTTTATACTGGAGCAAAAATACTAGGAATAAACAACATGTTAAGATGGGAAAGATCTCTTAATATGACAAGACCGTATGCTGATAGTACAAAAGTTAAGATGAATTATGTTATATGTGCTCCTCATATGTATAGAGGACGTATAGAGTCGTTAGTTAGTAGAATAACAGGTTTTGCTGATATGATTCAATTAACCCATTTAAAACTACAACAAGTAATAGCTAGAATGGTTCCAGATGGTGTATTTATAGATGTTGATGGTTTAGCAGAGGTTGATTTAGGTAATGGAACTAATTATAATCCTCAAGAAGCATTAAACATGTTCTTCCAAACTGGTAGTATAGTTGGTAGATCATTAACTCAAGATGGTGATCCTAATAGAGGTAAAGTACCTATTCAAGAGTTACAGTCATCTTCAGCTAACGCTAAGTTAGCTTCATTGATTCAAACATATCAATATTATTTACAAATGATGAGAGATGTTACAGGACTTAATGAGGCTAGAGATGGTAGTATGCCAGATAAAGACGCTTTAGTGGGTATACAAAAACTAGCAGCTGCTAATTCTAACGTAGCTACTAGACATATTTTACAAGCTGGTTTATATTTAACAGTAAGAGCTGCAGAAAATATTTCTCTTAGAATAGCTGATGTTCTTGATTTTGAATTAACTGAAAATTCTTTTAAAAGCGCTATTAGTAGTTTTAACGTAGGAACTTTAGAAGAAATGAAAAAATTGAATCTTTTTGATTTTGGTATTTATTTAGAATTAGAACCTGATGAAGAAGAAAAAGCAATGTTAGAGCAAAATATACAAGTTGCATTACAATCGGGTCAAATTTACTTAGAAGACGCTATAGATATAAGACAATTAAAGAATCTTAAATTAGCTAATCAAATGTTGAAAATTAGACGTAAAGCAAAAATGAAAGAAGATCAACAAGCAGCTCAAGCAAATATACAAGCTCAATCTCAAGCTAATATTGAAGCTCAAGAGGCTTCAGCTATGTATGAGGTACAGAAAAACGAAGCAATGGCCCAATCTAAATTACAAGTAGAACAAGGCAAGTCACAGTTTGAAATACAAAAATTAGAAAAAGAAGCTCAGATTAAAAAAGAATTAATGGAAATTGAGTTTCAATATCAAATGCAATTAGCGGAAATGGAGAAACAAAACATGAGCGCTAAAGAAAGTAGGATAGAAGATCGTAAAGATCAAAGAACAAGAATACAAGCAACGCAACAAAGTGAGTTAATAAGTCAAAGACAAAACGATTTGTTACCTAAAAACTTTGAATCGCAAAACGATGGTTTAGGTGGTTTAAATTTAGAACAATTTACACCTCCAGCATCGTAAATTAATAATTATATAATATTTTATCATGTCAGAAAAAACAGAAAATCAGATTGCTGCACATCCTAAAGAATTAGGAGATGCAGTTTTACAACCTCAAGTAGATCACAAGGTTGATTTAGCTAAAGGTCCAATTAAGAAAAAAGAATCTAATATAACAAAAGTAGATTTAACTAAAAAACCAGAAAAAGATGCCATTCAAAAGCCTAGCACAGATGAGGTGGATGTTCATGAAGTATCCGGAGATGGCGGAAAGGTGGAAGAAACACACGAAAAACCTGAAAAGCCTACCGGAGAAAGTGAAAAAGAAGTAGTTGAGACTTCGCCTTTACAAGAAATAACTGAAGAGGAAAAAGTAAAAGTAAAAGAAATAAAAAAAGAAGTTGCAGAAGCAACTAGAGATGAAAAAATTACAGGTGTAAAATTACCTGAAAACGTAGAAAAATTAGTATCCTTCATGGAAGAAACTGGTGGTACAGTAGAAGACTATGTAAGATTAAATGCTGATTATTCTAGCGTTGACAATACTGTTTTATTAAAAGAGTATTATAAAAAATCTAAACCTCATTTGAATAATGAAGAAGTTGACTTTATAATTGAAGACAATTTCTTATATGATGAAGAGGTGGATGAGGAGCGAGATATCCGAAAAAAGAAACTCGCATTTAAAGAAGAGATTGCAAAAGCTAAAACTTACTTAGAAGATCTAAAGGGGAAATATTACGACGAGATCAAGTTGAGACCGAGCGTCACCCAAGAGCAAAAGAAAGCTACAGACTTTTTTAATCGATATAGAGAGGATCAAAAAACAAACGCTAAGAATCATGAAGATTTTAAAGCAGCTACTAAAGAACTATTTAATGAAAATTTCAAAGGTTTTGATTTTGAATTAGGAGAAAAGAAATTTAGATATGGTGTTAAAAATTTAAAAGAAACAGCGGATGCGCAAAGTAATATTTCGAACTTTGTTCAAAAGTTTTTGAATAAAGACGGGAGTATAAGAGACAATGCGGGTTATCACAAAGCTATATACGCAGCGCGTAACGCAGATACTATTGCTAGTCATTTTTACGAACAAGGCAAAGCAGATGCTATAAAGAACGTAGCTAAAGATTCTAAAAATATAAAAACCGAAGCTAGACAAACACCTAGTGAAGATGTTTATATTGGAGGATTTAAAGTAAGAGCTGTTAGTGGTGCTGATTCTACTAAATTAAAAGTGAAAACAAGAAAATTTAACTAATTTAAAAACTATTAATTATGGGTGTATTAAATCCTGCTTATGGAAGTTTGCAACCTTCTCAGTCTCAACAACTGTTAAGTACAAACTACCTAGCATTTAACACGGCCGCTGCTGGTGCAAATGATTTTGCTCAACAGTATTTGCCGGAAATTTATGAACAAGAAGTTGAAAGATACGGTAATCGTACTCTTGGAGGCTTTTTGAGAATGGTTGGCGCTGAAATGCCAATGACAAGTGACCAAGTAATCTGGTCAGAACAAAATAGATTACATATTGCATATGATAACGTTACAAGTAACCAAGTTCAAACAATCACATTAGCTGCAGCTGATACTAACGTACTAGCTCCTAATATGACTGTTGTAATTATGGATCCTGCTGCCCCAAATGCTACAGTTCACGCGATTGTAGGAAATGGTGCTGCGCAAACTGGAAACCAAACTGCTACTGTTTATCCTTATGTCGCTGCTAACCTTGCTGGTTTAGGAGCTGCTGGATTAAAAGTATTTGTTTATGGTTCTGAATACGCAAAAG